CGCCAACATCAGCAGCCCCACCCAGGTTGGCCTTGACCGCAGTGCCCAACAGGTCGGCATTGTTGCCGTCGAACTGCGCCTTGCCGGTAGATACGATGTTGCCGTTTAGCGTAAGCGTTGTGCCGTCCCACAGCAAAGATTGTGTTGATGAGCCAATACTCAGCCGGTAGTTCGTGCTGCTATAGCCGAGGAAGAAACCTGTGCCGGTGTTGTAGGCAGTCTGCCCACCTCGAATGTTGCCAAACGCACCAACAGTGATGTTGCCGCTGACGGTCAGGCTTCCGGTGTTGGTGCTGATCGCAGAGAGGTTGCCGACCTTGAGCGCCGACAGATACGGCAAACCCCAAATCGTTTGATTGTTGGTCGGGTTGTAAATCCCGTCTGTTTGCCAAACCGATTGACCCGCCGACAGTGTTGGGACGGTATATGTCCAAACTTGCCCCGCACCCCATGATCCCGTGGCCGGGAGAGCATCGCCTGTGACCGTAAAGGTTTGTGGCGTGGTGTTAAGGGTAACGCTTGCTGCTGTGTAGGCGACTCGCGCAACAGCACCAGTTGTTCCGCTGTAGCCAAACGGCAGAATGCTTGCAGTAGCCCAATTGATAGTTGTGGTTGTTGCCGTTACAGAATCAGTCAAAGTGACTGAAGCTGCCCACAAAGTCTGTCCTGCGGTGGCGGTGTCGGATATGGTCGTGGACCAACCGGCAGGGGCAGAACTTACGGATTCACTTGCCCAAGTGTAAGTAGAAGTGCCACTGATTGTCGGGATGGTTGTGGCCCATTGATAAACAAGTGCGTCAGCAGACTTGACTCCATTAGTGCCATTGCCAGTTGATGCAGCAATCGTATACCCGCTTGTCCAATCAACGGTTGTGGTAGTGGTGCCTGCCGCAGCCACAATCTGCTTTGAAGCAACCCACAGATAAAGCCCCGGAGTGCCAGGGTTTGCGGGAACGGTGACAGACCAACTATTGCCACCCGTGTACGAAGTGTTCGCCCCGGTTGCCCATGTGTAAGTGGTGTTGCCTGATGGATTGCCGGGCAATGTTGGCGACCACTGATACAGATAGACAGTAGCAGTTTGGTTGCCTGATGCCCCCGTAGGCCCGGTCACCGATGCCCCTGTTGGGCCTGTTGTGCCGGTAGGACCGCCAGTTCCGGTGGGGCCGGTTGGCCCAGTGATGGAAGACCCAGTAGGTCCGGTCGGGCCGGTCGGCGTTACCGGAGTCCAAGTAAAAGCCGCGCTAGTTGTCGATAGGCTTGATGTCGAAATTTCGTTTCCGACAGTGAACGCGAAATAGTAAATTGAATTGCCAACAACTACGTTGGGAAATTTGATTGCAGCAGCAGCGCCAAAGGCATTGTTGTCAGGCGCGGTTTGAACCGCCCAAACACGCCAGTCTGTCTGCGTTGGGGTCGCCGATGTCGTGTAGTACAGCGTGATCGTTGTGACGCGAACAGTGCTCGGCAGTTGGCAAGTTACGCTAAAGGTCGGGGGAGAAGTACTTGGCGATTGATCACTAAAAGTGGGCGCAGAAAGCGCGGGGAAGTAGTAGCCCGATTGCAAAGAGCTGTTCGGCGCGGGGGCGAACTGAGTGATGCTGAAGTCGTCATAGACCTGGGCGTTGTACTCATTCATCTCAAGCCGAGCGCCCAAGTTGCCATCCGGCAGACTTGCTTCGTTGACTTTGATAACTCGGAATAGCTTGTTTGTCCAGCCGTAAGTTGAGTTGGTTACGCTCACCACATCACCCGCATTGACTTGAATGCCGGTGTATGCGGTGTTGAACGAAACAATCAGGTCTTCTCGCGCCTGCTCAAGCATTCGGTTGGCAATGTATGTTGCCTGCACCGAATCGTTGACCATTGAGAAGTTGGTCGTGTACTTGTTGGTCGGCTCATTGGGGTACAGCAGCCCGGAGGGAGTCGCAAGGAAGACCGTGCTTGGCTTGTCCTTGTTGCCCTTCCACGGGAACGAAGCCTCTACCTGATTGATCGACTGCGTGATGTCTGTGGCCGATACGCGAATTTCGCCGATGATGTTTGAGTCATCAAAGCTGAATGAAGAAGACTCAGCTTTGTTGATGATTGGTGCCCATTGACCTGATTCGGCTTGATAAGAAATCCAAGAATCACAAGCCACCAAGATGTGATCAATGTTGTTAAGCACGGTTTCACCCGTGTCAATCACACCATTGATTCTGTACCTTGCCTGAGTAGCGGAGCCGCCGCTACTTGGCGTATATGGAATGGTTTGATCTGAGTAAGTGTCAAGATCATCGCAAGCCGTTGTATTGACATTAGCAATAGGAACAGCGCCACCATAGACCGGGTTGGTCAAATAATCGAGCAGGACAGAACCCGGCTTTGCAACGCCAGTTCCATTAAGCGTATGGCTGACTTTGAACGTGATCGGCTGAAGTCCTGCTGATCCTGCATCGGTGCTGTACTTGAGATAGATAATGGCAAACGCAAGACCATTCATGCCGCGAGTGGGAGGCCCAGGAGGCGCAGGCCACTGCAAACCAGCAGGAATATCTGACCCACCCATTGCGATATGCGGGGCGGTGCCCATGACAGTCGTGATGCTGCCAGCAGCGTTAGACGTGTAAAGATTGAAGTAAAGATACCCATCAATCTTGGTGTCTCTATTTCCTGCACCGTCAATCAATGCTGCAACGCGATTAGTGCCGGGGGCAAACTCTACAAGTCGATCACCGTAGTAAAACTTTGATGTGTCGTAAGTAAATTCTGCACTTGTTATGTGTACTCCATCCGGATTGGCAATGTTGCTGATCGCAAAGACGTAGTACATCGCTTGGTTGTCGGTGGACATCACCGCATCGACAAACGTGCCGCCCATCCATGCCTCGCCATAGGCAACAGGAATGCGGTTTTCTGAGCTTGGTGGTATTTGCTGACGAACCCCGTTGTCTTGTTGACGGGGCGGTTTAGCGCCAAAGACTCGGTTAATTGCAAAGGAAACGGCAAAGTTGATTGCAAATTGAGCCGCTGCTAGACCCGTAGAGCCTAGATAAGCCGCCGCCATGAGCATGTCGCCAAAAACGGCACTCAAAACGATGGTTGATGGCATTTCTTATTCCTTACAAAACGTCGATTCGATCCTGCGGAAGCCTCGCGCTTCGAGGTCGATAGCTGGACTGTTTGCCATGAGCGATGCGGTGATTATTTCTGCTCTGCCGTCTTCAATCAATTGCTCTGCTTGGCGGCGAAAAAAGATAAACAACTTACCACCAACCGTCCCGTCCCGATGCTCAGGATGCACCCACCACGCCAATTCCTTGACTTCGTTAACGCCAGGGCACCAAATGTTTGGCGTGACGATAGCCGCAAGCAAGCCGCGCTTTTGATCGTCGACACAAATAAACCCGCGACCGGCAATCAGGCTGAACAGGAACTGTTTGACGTACTGACTATCGTGCCGGGATGCTTGTCTTAGCTTGTGAATGTTTGACTCTGCGGCATAGCACCGCATCATTTCTACGCAATCATCTAGATCAAATTTGGTCGCAAGTCTGATCACGGCAATTGTTCATCAGGGATGTTGACATCTCGCCCTGCGCCACCGCCGCCACCCGGATCGGAAATGCTGCCGCTGTTGGGCTTGCCGCCAAAGTCAAAGTAAGTGTTTGAGATCGCATCTACCCGGTTCATTGAGGTGTCGCCGGGGTAGATCGCTTGCCAGCTTGCTTTGTTGGTCTTTACGCCGCCAATCCGGTTCTCAAGGATGCGCCGCATACTTGAGCAAGTGATCGTGCAAGTTGCAACACGCGACCGTATTTGATCGTTCCAATCCTCGGTGATGCTGACGTTGTTGACGATGCCAGTCCACCGCTTGAAGAACTGCTGAGTGGGCGTGGTGATGATCTGGTTATCGGAATCCAGAAATCCACGCCACATCTCAACCGTGCTGCCCTTGATGTCGCTCGACAGAATCAAAGCGACATTGTTGGGGTCGATGCCGGTAAGCGAGATGGACATATCAAAAGATGTGGCCTTGATGTCTCGCTGAACCTCTCCGACCAACAACAAAGAACCGAGGTTGCTGAAGGTGATGCCGTTGACCGTGACCGGAGCCGCAGCATTACAGAACGTGTAAGTTGTTGTAGGCGATTTGCCAACCACCATCCGAACAAACTCAGCATATCGAATGTTTGCGCTGTTAAGCGCGGCCATCGTGGTGGTCATGGTGCGACATTCTCCCGAAACACGAATGGTTGATCCCAATTCACAAACGCGCCAGCGGTCATAGGCGTTAGCGAATAGATTGGGCAAACCTCTGCGTATACAGAAAAGTAAACGGCAGAACCAACTGCGGTTAGCGTGCCGATTGCCGGGGTGCCGATAACCGGCCTATGGAGACTAACCGATACAGTAGAACCTGACCCACGCAGAACTTGTGTGGTGACCTTGTAGACATAGCTGCCAAGCTGCAAAAAGTCACCAGCAGCGAACACCACAACCGTAGAACCGACTGCGGGAAGATTGCCAACTGTGATCGTTTGCGAATTGGCAGGAGGCACTGAAGCAAGCGTAAGAGCCGCCGCTTGCACCCCACTCAAGCCGCCTCGGTAAGCCGTGAACCATTGAAGGTTGGTGCTGCTGAACGTGATGTTGGCAGGCAGTTGCCGGTCGAGGTTGTCGATGGTCTGGATGACATCGCGCACCTGTGGGTAATACAGATAGTTGTGCGGCACGATGGTGAAGACCCACGGCACGGCATTCAGATACTGAGCCGTTCTGATCTGCCCACCACGGGTGACCTGTTGGCCGACCATGCGGCGGTTCTGCACCGTCATGGACTGCTGGATGTCAACGATGGTCTGGAATGACATTTACATTCTCCCTGCGCCGATAGGCAACCGCTTCTGTGCGTAGGTGCTCGCGGCCCACACGGCATTGGCGCTGCCAAAGATACGTTCTTCAAAGGACTTCACATCAATCGCGCTGATGTAGTTGTTGGTCACATTCGTTGCGCCCATGCCGCCCATTTGATTGTTGGGGATGATCGTGCCAGCACCGCGAGGCACAAACAACTCGGGGCCGCGCTCGCCAACAATATATGGCCGGTTACCGGCCACAGGACCGCCATCAGCTCTGAAGAAAGCGTCCTGCGCGGCCAGCATGTTTGTTTGCTGAGAACCGATGTTGGTGCCGTACCTAAACGCCGCACCAATGTTCCCGGCTATCATCGAAAACAAGGACACCGCTTGTGCCCTAATTTGAATGAGCAGCAAATCTTGAATGATGCTGCGAGCAAGATCGCGGAACGACATCTTGCCGGTGCGAACAAATTGCTCAATCGAATTCATCATGTTGCCAAACACGGCATCATGCACTTGACCCATCTTGATAATGGAGTCTTGTATCAATGCATTGTTGCGCTCGATTTGCTCTGCTTGGTTAAGCTGTCTTTCTAGACTTTCTTTTCTTTCAGGCGACAAGTCTTGATTGTTTTGAAGTTTGCGGCGCTCCTCTGCGTACTTTAGCTTAATGTTTTCCAAAGCAACTTCTTTAGTGCTTGCGCCAATCAATTTTTCTTGCAACTCAAGTTTGCGCTGATCTCCTTGCAATCCTTCAATCGTTGCTTGGTTGTTCCTCACAATTGACTTGTAAAGATCATCCTTGCGAACCATCTCCGCTGTTTCATCATCTCTGTTTTGCTGGCGCAACTCTTCAGCAAACAGAAGTTCTCGCATCGAAATTTCTCTGAGCTTCAGGCGTTTTTCGCGCTCAATCTCAACAATTTGTTCGGCAAGAATTTCTGCGTTTCTTTTTTCAAATACGTTGTTTTGATCTCTATTGTTACGCGCCATCTCTTGACGCGCCAAAGCAGTTTTTTGTTCTGCTTCAAGATAGATGCGTTGCGTCATGCCAGCATCAGCAATCGCATTTTCGTAACGATTTTGCGTGCGAAGCTTCAAAAACTCATCGTCAAGAGCAAGCTCTTTTTGTAAGCCGCCAGCACCCGCATACAACGAAATATTTTTTGATTCCTCTTGCGCCTTCTTGGTTTCTTCTGCTCGCTTTTTACGCAATGCATCTAGCTGTGCTTGCAACGCATCACGATCCTTCGCCATTTTGAGATTGGCTTGTGATGTTGGGTCTTCTTCTGCGTTAAGCATTGAAGTCGCATCATCAATTTGCTTTTGAAGCCTAGCTTCAAGGTCCATCTCCCGACCGATGCCTAGCATGGCATCCCATGCGCTACTGGCCGCTGCCTTCACGGCATTCCATGACTTTTCAAGAATGCCCAATGGACGTTCTTGCTCAGACAGCTTTTGATTCAACGCATCTGCGGTCAGCTTGGCGGCTTCTTGCGTCTTGCCCAACTTTTCTAGCGCGGCAATCTGCTTGTACTGCTCCAACGTCAAGAAATGCATCTTGTCGTTCAGCGACTTGGCCGCTGACGCAGAGCCGTTAAATGACGGGATAAGGTCTTGCGCGACTTCTTCGGCAGTCTTGCCGCTGAGTTGTGCAACGCGCAGGATTGCTTCGCCAACCGAATCTAGGCTAACTTGAGTGAACTTGCCAGACGCGACAAGCTGACCAAACACATCCTTGGCGTTGCCGACAGAAGTGCCGAGCTTGTCACTGATCGTAGAAGCAAGCCGCAGGAACTGGTCTTGCGTGATGCCTGCATAGCGGCCAGTCAGAATGAGATCATCACGCAGGCGTGTTGATTCTTGGTAGCCTTTATAGAAAGCCACGCCAAGCACGCCAAGCGCAGCAGCGGCGCTACCAACAGCCACTCGGAAAAACGTGATCTGTGCGGCCAGCACCTTAAACATGTTGCTGAAGCCGCCCATCGTGTCTTTAAGCTGACCGCCCTGCTGAATCATTGCGATCAAAGCGTTCTGGCCGGAAGCAATCTGCGTCACCAAGTCGGTCGTTTGGAACGCAAGCTGCTGCTGCTGTTCCATCGTGAGCTTGGTGGCATCAAACGATTTCTTTTGCGATGCGACCTTTTCGTCATAAGCGCGTGCTTGCGCTTTTAGACGTTCCTTCATGTCATCAGTTGCGCTGGCAAATCGGCCTGCGTCAATCTGACGTTGAATTAGCTCTAATTTTGTGACTTCGCGGCCATAATCTTTTGTCGCGTTCGTAAGCTCATTAAGCTCACGCACCGCAGCATTGCTATGTCGCTTGATCTCATCTTTTAGATGACGTTGTTTGGCGATTGCGGCATCAACATTGGCACTGAATTCGGCCATGTCCAGACCGAGGACAACACCAAGGCGAGCAATGTTGTTTGAAGCCATTATTTTTTCCTCATGCGACTGATCTTCTGCGCGTAAGCCGGAATAGCTTGAGCAAGCTCAGTCTTCAGAATGCCCAACACTCTATCCCTGGCACCCTCTATAGCTGGCCGCATAAAGGGTTGCGGAGAAAGTTTTCTGGTGCCAAATTCTTGAGCCAATGACACTGCCGACTTTTTGACTGATACCACCGCGATGGCCGCATCAGTCTCTTTTACATAGTCCGACATGAGATCGCGCCCGGTGGGTATGCGCGCATCCAATCGGATGGTGTACTTCATGTGGATGCCGTCCGTGTTGTTCTCATCAAACGGCGCTCTGGCCGTTGCGTCGAGAAGCACAGGCACCATTGCACGCTCTGCCGCTTTCACAAGCGTGTTGCGAGCGATATTGTCGGCGCGATAGCCTTGTGCCATCTGAAGGAG